CAATGTCTTGAGGTTTGAGCATCCCTGTGCTTTCACAGTCTTACTCATCTTGACACCCATCTGTGTCTTACCTCCGCTAAATCCTGTACCAACTATCTGTCCTGCTCTACCACGCATAGCACACATGAGTACATTCTCATACTCCACATCATAATGGAGCTGAGATGCGACTGCTTCTCCTAGATCATTTACTTCTATCAATACATATGCCATGTTATATGATCTTGCTACGTCAGCAATGACATTAGGTAATAGCATAGGTCTGATATCATGATCTCTATACTTTGCTACTAACTTCCATGGAGCTTGAGATATATCTATCACGCAGAAGGCACTATAATCCTGTGCTAAACCACGGGATATATCACATGTAACTATATAATCTCTCTCAGGTATAGGATTTTCATATACATCTAGCGACCCGTTACTACGAATTGGATCATCATATGTCAGTGTGCGTAACTTACTAGCAGCTAT